TGAAGCACACTAAGCCCCTTAGTGCCCTCTAAAGCCCGATAATCCCTTAGACATACATTGTTACCATCAAAGAAGGAAGGTTTAACTTCCAGAAGTAAAGAATTTTAACTTCTAGAACAAGAAAGCACCCCGAAAGGTGCTCTCTTTTTGAAAAGAGGTGAGACTGGGAAAATAGAAAAGAACTGCCATGACAGACACTTCTTAGAAGAATCTTCTCCCAGCCAGTCTGTCCCCAGGCATTAGATTGATATTTACTGTCAAATTAACTCGGGGGAGTCTCAACAGGAAATCTCATTCCAATTATTGTCCAGAGACAGGTTGGCGGAGAGAAACCTCCTTATTTTGTCAAAACTGCCATTCCATCACCCGCCATTGTCCGTTTTTCTGTATTGATCAGATCCCTTTTGTTAAGATATTCTTCCTGTTCTGACGGAGAAAGTTTGGAAAAATCTTTTAAATCAATTAGATCTTCTTTCAGTTCTTGGTAATCAAGAGATTCTGCTCGGCTAAAATCTAAATAACCAATACCGGCTGCGGTATAAGCGCTGTGAAGGGCTTCCGCTCTATCTCCTCCGATACGAATTCCAGAGCTTTCGACAAACTCACCTAAGACCCGGTCAATGGTTTTGTAAATCTTCCCGGAACTGCTTAATTGTCCTAGTTTAGACTCTGCCCAATTAGCCAATTCGATAATTTTGGCAACTATTTTGGGGTGGAGAAACCTTGGCTTCTCATCAAACCTAAAAAAGGTGGCCACTTCTTTTTCTGACTTGTTAAAATCAGTTGTCTCACTCATTTTTTTTCACCTCCTTTACTTTAAAAAATTTTCTAACAGATAGAGTTTAATTTCTTCCTTTCTCGTTTCCTGACACCTTCTCGCCAGTTTTAACAACTTCTCCAAATGCTCGGGATTTTTGCCTTGAGCATTCTTTTTTACTACCTTGAGAGCGTCCAGTAGTCCCAGAAACTTATCAAGTATCCGGGATGGTTTAGACTCCTCCTTGAGACCTATCTTTTTACGAAAGTCCTTGTAAATCTTTTCATAAGACTTGGTTGTCTCCTTGAGACCCTGCCGATCAATCTCATCTTTCAGGAACTCATCAATCTCCTCAACATCTTTTTTGTCCGCAGCGTGGACATCATGCCAAGGGTGGGGAATATCCTCTCCACCCAAAAAGCCTTCTTTCTCATCTCTTGGAAACAAAATATCACCAAGATAAGGTAAACCTTCTTCTTCTTCAAAAACCTCAATCGGCATTTCCCCGGATTCTATTTCTTGGTCAATTTCGAAATCATCCCTGCCCTCCTCCTCTTTTTCTTTTCGATAGATCGGGATTCGAGGTTCTGATTCAAATACCTCTGGACTTTTGTCAGCCGGAGCTGGACCAATAAACGCTTTTGTTTTAATGTCGTCCATGTTGTTTTTACCCCTTAACGACCCATTAGTGCTTGTCTTTTTTTAGAATCAATCGACTTAACAGAACCGGCATATTCACCGCTTGAGTCTGCCACACTTAAACCTATTTTTTTGAAGGTTTTCGCCATCGGACTCTCGACAATCTTGGCCATTGCTGCCCTGTCTTTATTCTCCATTGTTTTTTGTCTTTTACCGGCGGCCCTTCTTGTATCTGCGAAACTTGGCATGATATTCACCTCCCCCCTTTCAATTTCTTCAATTCTTCAACTAATGGTCTTTTCATTTGAATTTTTTGTTGTGGGGTTAAACTGTTGTCGTTGGTGATTCCACTAATCTCCCTCTTTAAAGTTTCAATCCTTTTTTGTTTTGAGAGAACCTGATAAGCCTTCATTGGATCGGCGCCCTTTTTAACTAACTTATGGAAGCGGGCCTGGTAAGTCTTACTACCAAGCTCTTGAATCATCCCTGCCATTAGTTCTTGGGTAACAGGTCCTTGACTGCCAGTTTTAGTCCAAGTCTCAAAGTCTTTTTTTAGTTGGTTGCCCCTGGCATTCTGTTGGAGCTTAATGGTTCTTTCTTGAAGGGGTTGCTCATATTCCGGTTTCTCTATGCCTACTCCATAGGGCGTAATGTATTGAAAAATGTTTCTTTTTGATGGTTCTCCTGTCGGTTCGGTATAGGGAGGAATATCTTTGGTTAAGAAAGGCACCCCTGATTTTAATTGCTCGGTGAATGTTCCTGGTTTTCTAAAAATAGGGTCAACAATCGTAGAAACATATCTTAAAAATCCTGCCATTGGTTTCAGTTGATCAACTGGTTGAGTAAGATTTCTAACCAGGGTGTAATCTTGATCCCCCTCCATGAGTTTTACAAAACTTCCCAACCCTGAAACGAAAGTTTGTTGAGTCCAAAAATTAACTGAAGAAAGAGAAATTTTAATCAGTTTTTCTAAATCGCCATCAGTCAGGGCTGTTCTTGATTCTTCAGTATGATATTTAAAAGAGGCTGGAATCCCCAGGGCTAAGGCAAAAACACCGAAAGTCATCAAAGGAACCCATTTTCCCCCAATCTCGGCTGAAAATGGCTTTCTACCGGAAGCATAATATAATTCTTTTTGTTTGGGGTCGGTTGGTGCTTGCCAGGTAACTTTGCCCTGTAGCGCCCAATGTGCCCCTAATAATGTTGCCATTGACCCTAAAAGGGTTTTGGCCATCTGGGTTCTTTTATCAGTTGCCCCGGGAAGAGTGGCTATTCCTGCCGGTGAGTATTCAATCCATTGTTTAGCCACATTCATCGGGGTTCTGATGAAGGGAATGAACCAGCCTAAACCTACTTTTCTTAAACCATAGGTTGCCTTCGTCAGGTCATCAATTTTATTCAAAAGATAACCTTGTTCTTCTGGTTTTAATCCGCCTCTAAAAAGGGAGTATTCACCAATTTTTGTTGCTTCTTCGGCACTTATACCACGAGCTTTTTCTCCACCTTCAATAAGAGTCCTGAAGAAAACATCCGCTCCTTCCATAAGGTCTGAAGGCAGATTCCACCGACCTAATCGCCTTTGGGTCATCATTGCTGGCTCATCCAACCTGCCAAAGCCCTTTGGCTTCTTGATTGCTTTTGTGAATCCGCTAAGTGCTTCAGGAAGGGCTTTGATTGCCCCCAACTCATATTTAATCGCCTCGACTGGTCTTCCTTCGGCTGCCAATGTCGCTGGCCTGGTAAAATAAGTTTGGATTAAGTTGGACCAAGCATTTCGAAGATGGGTAAGGGGATTCGAGAGCATATTCGCATATCGGTATTCGTCCACGACATCAGAAACCCCCCAGGGAATTTTTTTGTTAATTGTCTCCATAACACTTCCCACCAAATAGGCCTTTTCTTCTTCGGTGGTCGCCTGTTGTGCTTTCTTCATTGTCTCGGTTATGAATTTAGCGTCTCCCACTTCAATTTTTGTTGGTTGTTTTCCTAAAGTCTTTCTTACAGTTTTGCTAATGACCCCCATTTTTTCATTGGCTTGAGTTACCGTTTTAGTAGCATAACGGAGCATTCCTTCTGGGGTTAGTCTTGACCAAATAGAAAAAGCTTGGACTGATTGACCAGCCGTTGTTCCTTTAACTGCCAATGTTTCTGCCATTTCAATCGCTTCATCATACCGCCCCTGTATTTGTGCCCTTCTCATAATCTCTTGGCCAATGGCGTTAGTGTCAGCCGTTAAGGGTTCTTTGAAAACTCTCTCTTTGGCCGTGTCATAACCTTTAGAAACAATCTGTTGTGCCTTTGCCATGGTTTCCTTGTTAGTAATCGGCTTGTAAAAACCTTTGACTTTTTCGGCCACTTCGGGAATGGTGGTAGTCGCTTCTTTGACTGTCTCAATGAAACCCCGCTCTTTCATTCCCGGGGGAACTCCTGGTGCTTTTATCTTAATTTTGCTTCCTTTTAATCTTTCCGCTTCCATAACCGCTTTTTCCCCACCTTTTACCTTAAGTCCACTAACCATTCCAAAAGGAACTCCCAAAGCAAAAGAAGAAGCTAATTCACCTACATCCTGTTTTTTACCTTGTAGGGCATTCATGGCGGCTGTAAAAGTGGCCATGCTTGCTCCACTTTTAAGCATTGAAGGAATGTTAAGAGCTAATTTCCCTGTTTCTGGCACCCCTTGACCCATCATCGGAATCGTGGCGGGTAAGGCTTGCTCAACTGTTCCCGCTAATGATTTTCCGGCTGGGCCACCGAGATAAGATTTGGGTTTTAAGTATTCTTTTAAAGGAACGTATTGTTTTACCGGCACTCTCTCTGTTTCAAAAAAACCAGTCTGGGGCATTACTGGAAGATTTGCCATTCTGTTGATTTGGGCTCTTGGTGAATACTGCTGTTGAAGAATCGGTTTGACTTGTTGGTATCTGCGTTGAATGGCCGGTTGAACAACTTGTCTGGTATATTCCTGTCTTAATTGGGGATTTCTTGCCACCTGGCCCCAAGACTGTAAGTTCTGAACATAAGGTTTGACTTGATTGGTTATTTTGACAGCCCCCGCTTTTAACCACTCGGGAGCTTTCCAATTAGCTTGAATTGGTGGAAATTTCCTTTTTAAATCGCTGGTTAGTGAAAAAACCAGTTGGTTTAATGTCATCATTCACCCCTTTCTTTTCTTTAGTAGCCTTCGGGCAGTCCGGTTCGAGAATCAATGTAGTCGTTCCAGTCGTCATCCCAAATCAACTGTTGCCCCTGACTCCCAATTTTGGTGTAACCCGATGTCTGTGTTCCGTATTGAGTCGTAGAAGCCGTTGCCCCAGAGGTTTGTCCCGCCCCGGCATAACTAAGTTCGCCAGTTTGGGGATTAAAGAGGTAAGTTTCTCCACCCGGGCCTATCTTCAGTTGAAGGTTCGGTGTTGATGGGGTTTTGTATTGTGCCCTTGCTTCCAATTCCTGAAGCATGTAACCAAATTCTTCCGCTTTAGTTGTTCTCCAATAATTAAGTTTGTCGTTATAGTCAAGAACTCGGTTCTGGATTTCCTGAAGTTGTTGAGTGGCATAATTAACTGCTTCAGCTCTCATTTGGGTTTGAGCGGAGGCTTCTTCTTTCCGAATCTGGTCTTCCCGGGCAGTATATTCGTCCATAACACTCTGTAATTGCTGTGTTTTCCATAATTCAATTTTGTCCACCTGGACCCCATAAAGAGATTCCAAATCAACCCTCTTCATGGCAATTTCTTTTAAGTTGTTGGCTCGAGTTCTAAAGGCACCTCCTCGAGCTTTTGAGATCTCTTTACCCATACCTGTCATGACGGCAGGAACGGCAGACGAACCACCCCAGATATTCTCGGCAGCAGATAACCAATTTCGGGCATTTTCAGCAAGGTCTTGAAGGGTCATGGTGGTCTGCTCTTTTTGCTGGGTCTCCGCATATCCTAAAGCCCTTTCTTGAGCAGCTTTGGTTGCTTCCAGTTCTTTTCCCCTGACGCCATATTCTTGTTCGACCAAACCTGTGCCAGCTTCTCTTTGGGCAGGTAGGGCTTCTAGTTGCCGTGTCAACTCTAAAAATAAAGGATCATAGGCAGATTGGAGCTGTTGCTGAAGTTGGGCTTGTTGGGCCTGGTAATCTTCAACCGATATTCCTTGGGGGGCTGGTGGGCTATAAGTTGGGGCAGGAGCGCCACCACCGCCAGTTGGTGTAACTGTAGAAGCGCCTAAAGTGGCTTGGGCCGGATAAAAAGCACTGCTCCCTAAGGGAACGTTAACATTGGCCACGCCTCCGGGAACAGTTGACCTGCTCGTCCAAGCGTAGTTGACATTAGGAACGTTACTCCAAGGTGTTTGTCCTTCTCCCCATGTTATTTGTGCCATTTTTTATTTCTTTTTTTATCCAACAAAAAAGCCGAGACGAAAATCCCAGTTTAAAGTTGAAACTTTCGCCTCGGTTCTTTAACAAGACCCCAAGGTTGATTTACTTATAGCACATTAACCTCGACTTGTCAATACTTCAATTTACATCTGGGTTTTGGTTTGCCAAACGCTCATTTTGTACTTCCACAAGAGAAAGGTAACGATTAGTGTAGAGAACCAAGAGTTTCAAAATCCTCTTGTCTAAACTTCCACCTTTTCTTTTCAGCATTTTAGCTGACTTGTCCACCAAGACCCGCCACTCCGCCAAAAACTTCTCTGCGTCTTCAGGACTGTCTAAATCATGTTCTTCAGTAATGTCTGCCATCAATCACTCACCTCCCTACTCGGTCGCATGTATCGGGGCGATTCATTGGTGTCAAAGAGACCTCCGAACATTGGTTCTTCAGTTACCACCCAACCCGATTTGGTTTTCTGCTCTATCCGGCGGATGGTGGTCCCATCATCTCTTTTAAAAGTGGAGATCTTGATTGTTTCGGTCATGTTACCCGCCTCTCACTTACTCGCTCTCCAAGATCGTATCGCACCAGTTGTTGACTGTTTATCTCCATTGAAACCACTCGCTCGTCAGCCACCGTGAAGGTCAAATGAAGTTTCCCAAACCTTATCTCTTTAATCAGTTGTTGGACATCAAGCAAGTGAGGATATTCTTCGGCAAAGGCCAGGAGAAACTTCTTGTTTTCAAACCAATCTGGTGAGGACTTTTCTATCTTTACCATGCTAATACCACCTTCTTTTTATATGTCTGTCTGTCTTCTGAAAATACTCAACTGCCTGTTCTGCCTTCTTCTGCCAGGTGTCCTCATCTTCCCAACCAATTTGAAGAACTTGGAGGGCAATCCCTAAGGCAAAGACCAAGTCATCATGACTTCCTGTGTCTGCTTCCGGCTTACCGGTCCTCTTGTTTCTGACAAAAGTAAATAATTCGCTGGTTATTCTCTCATCGGGAATCTTGATTGATTTCTGTCTAAGAGCTAAAGACAAGTCATCCAAGAGTTTAGGCCTGGAAGTAACAGTCGTTACCCAACCATACTTCTCACCTTCTTCTACTTTTTCTTCATTGACAAAGCTGTCCGGCATACGAAAGAGGTTGGGAGTGTTCAGTTCCTTAAGAATGGCAATAGTCGCCATGCCGACATTTCTCTCCACCGCTATACAAGGATAGAAGTCAGTCTCTTTCTTAAACCATTTGGAGATATGATTAAGGGAATGACCTAACTGGGAGCTTTCTTCCTTCGATTGAGAAGCCATAACGACATCGATATACTTCTTGCTTAAAGCCACCCAAGCAGAATAGTCTCCACCTTCAGAGGGATCGGCCCCAATGACAATTAGTTCTCCTTGCTCTGGTTTTCTAAACAAGTAAATCATGGTAGTTTTTATACTCCTCGATGGGTTCTTTAACATTCTCTAAGAAATACCCCAAGGCTTTCATATTGAAGAATGGAGAACCGGAACTGATAAAGGCTTCGATATCATTGGCAGGGTATTCTTGTTTATACATTTCTTCCCCTAGTTCTCTTAACTTCTGACTTAGAAACTCTTTTGAGTAAAAGGTATTGTCAAAGAAGTGGCTCTTAAAACCTGTCTCACCAGCCTTTGACTTGTCCCAGAACTTCTTGAAGTAATTCATTCCGTTACCGGTTGACTCAATGAAAACCTTGCTTTTGGTGGGTGTTACGGCCTGTAAGACACTCGCTAACAAACGTTCTGGGTGTTCGTAGTATGCCCATTCAGACAAGTGAAGGTTGTTGATGGTGTCGCCTCTCCCGAAAGTCTTTGAACCAGCTTTACCAATGTAGAAGGTGGAGTTCTTTCTTTTATTCACCAATTCATTCCGGGAGCTATACTTTAACTCAATTAGCAATCCCTTATCTTCTGCTGATTGAAGATAGAATTTAACTCGGTCCAAGAGCTTTTGGGCTGACTCCGTATCATGACTGATCACCACCGCCCGGGAATTGTTAACCAAAAGGAAGTCCAGGGTAAAAATAGCGAGTATGAGGCTGCTAAACCCTATCTGACGGCTCTTAAGGACGACATCCCTACCAATCATCCCCTCAAGTAGTTTTCGTTGCTCCTGGTTGAGAATAAAAGGAATGACCTGACCGGTCTTGTCCACGATGTCGAACTTAGCGATGTTTTTTAAATATCCTTCTGGTGTCATTTCTATATTCCAAAACCTCTCTGTGAAAGCTAAACTATAGGACTTTCTAAGATCTCATTTAGGCATAGTCCTTGTTTCCAATAGGAATGCCGTGGCTAAACAATGTCTGAAAATAATAGGTGTGCGACATTCCCATAATGTTATTTGCCAAAAAACTCCTCGGCAACTATTCGCTTCTTTAAGTTGTCTGAAAGTTGATCAGTTGGCTTTTCAACCCCTAACCACCTTCCGGCAATCCTCACGGCCTCTAAACGAACCTTATGGTCTTTCTCATACCAAATCTCGCCAGTTTCCAAATTCCTTCTTCTAACTTTTGCCTTCCGTGCGTCCTGGACTGTCTCAACCAAATCACCGACACTTAAACCTCTTGCTTCCATCATGGTTTTTACAGGCTCTCTTAGTTTTTTTAGTATCTGACTTGCTATCGCTCCCGCCGTGTTGTAATCCTTCGTATCGTAGACCTTTAGAGCTGATTTAGTCGCATTCCCGGTCTCAAAATACAACTTTAGGAACTTTCTTTGCTTAATCGTTAATCTTCTTCCTTTCTCTTTTGGTTTAATCTCTCCCCTTGCTATGGCCTGATCTCTCTTGCTGACATACAAAGGCGCTTCTGGTGTTCCTATTGGTTCTAATGCTTTACTTTTTGTCTTTGTCATACTTTCTTTTTTTGCCAGAACTTTTTGGTGGCGACTCAATGTCAAAGCCATCCGCACAGTCCTGACAGTCGCTCATCTCCTGAACCTTGCCGTCTATCATAAACTTCCGTAAATAATCCTTTCGGCACTTTGGTAAATAATTTTTCCAATAAAGAAAATCGCACTTCATTTTTCATCTAGAGTTAATTGCTCAACTAATTCGCTTTGTATAAAATCCAAAAATTTACCCGCCTGTCTCCTTACTTTTTCAAGTGGGTGTTCTCTGGCAGCAAACATCAAAAGCCTCTCTAATTTTTCTGCTTCTTGTTTGGTCAAAATCCATTTAATCGTCATTCAATTCTCCTCTTGGGCAATCTTTACAATTAGCAATCATCACGACAAAAGGTTGCCCGGACTTGCTTTTAATTGTTTTCTTTCGGTTGTGGGCTACACCGCAAACCAACCGATCAAATCTGTTTTTGTATAAGAACGGACAGTTTTTCATTAGTCTAAAAAAGCGTTTCTCCTTTCATTTTTTTTCTGCTTTTTTTCTTCTCTTTCCCTCTTTTTTTCGAGGGCTTTTACCAATCCGGCATAATAACTCAACTTATACCAAACGAATTCGGGGTCGAACTTGTAAGGCTTGGTCAGTTCCCAATCCTGATTTTCTCTTTGCTCTCGGGCCTTTCTAGCAAACTCCCTCACCAGCGAAAACCTGATTTCTCTTTCTTTTAAAAGTCCTTTTATCTTCTGAAAACGGAGGTAGGCTCTGGTTTTGGGCATTTCCACAAAGTAATAATTGAACCACGCCTGTCTTATTGCCTCCTTCTCATAATCGGGCAGACTAGAAAACTCATCCCAAAATTTCTTGTAATGCCAATAGTTTTTTTCAACGTCCATGTTCCACCCCCTCTCTGAATCCTGCTTTGATCAACGGAATTTGATTACTGACGGTGGTCAAATCGAAACCTTTGTCTTTGAAGAAGGGATTCTGGGCCATCTCTTCGATTGCCGCCAAAATCTGCTTCTCGGTATAGCCGGCCCCATTCATCGCCTTCAACGCCCTCGCCTGTTTCCCCCAATTAACGATTTTGGTGTTCAGCCTATCTTCTAAAGCATGAATCACGGTTTTGAGACTTGAGCTGAATTCCGGATCTTTCTCCTTAGATGACAAAGGCTTTGCCTTATCTTTAGATATATCTTTCTTTCTCTTTCTTACTCTTTCTTTTCTGTCGTGGCTTATGACTGTCGTGTCATTGTCGTGTTCGTTGTCGTGTTCGTCAGTTTTTTCGTATCTCGATAGGTCTTGATAATAGGCATAATTTTTAATAAAAATCTTTAATCCTCTTGTCGTGTGTATTGTCCCTATTCGTCCAGACTTTCGTAAGAATCTCATGAACCAGTCAATTTGAGCTTTGGTAGGTTTTCGCTGGCAATAGCCCACTTTGTGAGAGGCAATGTTTGCCATTTCCTTATAGGTAGTTATCAGCCATCCTCGGTCCAACTTTTCCCCCCCAACCCATCTAGCTGTTCCAATCATCCAAATCCAAAGCTTAAAGTAAAAAGCTGGTCTGTCTTTGAAAATGTCAGACTCAAAGATTTTCCGGGCAATGATAAAAGCTCCTCCGATTGGTTTTTGTTTTTTAATGTTCGTTTCTGTCATATTCGCCTCCTGCTACTGCTTCTTCTTCTGCTGCTGGTGGAACTTTTAAAATTCCAGTTCCTTTACAAGAAATACACTCCTCTTTGTCCCAATTAACACGACCCCTGCCTCGACAGTTTGGACATCGGATTGGTATGTAAGCTGGCTTAAATTGTGTTTCTGTTGGAGTGGTCATCTGCTACTCCTTCTCCTTTTTTAAAATGTTTTTTTAGCGACTGATATTAGATAATTTTTGCCAATAAAAAAAGGCCGGGACTCAATCACGACCTTAAAAGTCTTAATTGTGTCTCGGCCCTCCGTTATCTAGGCTAGGCCTTCAAACACCTAAAGAATAGCACGAGTAAAAACAAGTTACAAGCAAGCAAAAAGGGCGATATTTCCATCCCACCCGTGCCTAAAAAACCAGTTTAAGAAGAAAATATACCGATTTAAAGGGATAAATTAATGTTTCTTAAACCCAATTTTCAGGTTTTATCCCCAGTTTGGGGAAAACATTGAGAAGGATGTTGTTGGTTCTTGTATCCAGTTGGGGTTATTTTTAAGGAGAAGATTTTCCCCACTTGACAAAGGATGTAATAGATGTTATTCTTGTTTTTAATGAAAAAAGAAGAAATCTGTTTAATGCCTCTTAGCCAAATTCGCTTGTTTCTCAAGATTTGGGGTTCTCCGGGAAGAAGAACTATTGTCTCCGGCAAAGGTGAAGGTGGAACAGTCAAAGAGCTTTACAGAAAAAACTATGTTAGACCAACTGGTAGAATTGCCCGATCTGTTCGGTGGGCAATCAATGAAGAAATTTTTACCAAAGAAGACATTGCTCTGATGAGAGAATTGGTAAGGGATGATGAGTTTGGGCCAGTTCGCTTAAAAGAAATTCTTGGAGATTTTGAACGATTTAGAATGGGATTAGATCAGGAACTAAAAGCCATGCCAAAATTAGGAGAGAAGATCCGCAGAGAAATGGCTCGACAACTTAAAAAGGCTAAACCAGGAAAACCCATTAAGTTTCAGGATATTAAAGATCCAGACATTAGACGGGCGTTGAGCGAAATGAAAAAATCCTATAAAAACACAATTAAGAAAATAAAAAAAGAGTAACTTAACAATTTAACATCTTGACTTGGGTATAGCTGGTCGATAAAATTCTATTGCCCATCGGCTATACCCCGATGGGTTTTTGGTATGAGAGGAGGTGGAAAATAAATGGAGATAAACAAAAAAGACATTTTGGGTTATTACGATGGAGGTCGGCTTCTTTGTGTTGATTGTGCCGAAAAGTCAATAAATAAAGAGGATTTGGTTGACTCGATAGTTAAAGGGAATATCTTAAGTAAAGATGATGCTGACCCCAAAAAGGTTATGTATATTTGTGATGAGTGTGGAGAACTAATTGCTATGGTTCCTCCGCTAAAGAAATAAAGAAAGTAAAAGGAGAAAATGAAGAAGAAAAAACAAATTCGAGCCTTTTGGAGAATTGGACCTTATGAGAAGTGGAAACCTCAATTTCCTGATGGTTCAGGGTGGAATACCGTGGGGGCAGTTGGTCCATATTTTTACAAGCATATATCAACAACCGAGACAACAACTCTTGAAAAAAATTTAAAGAAAAAGATATTTAAGATTACTTGTGTGCTTCCTAGTCAAAACTTTAGTGGCGTAGGAAAAGCACCATCCCACAAAAACACTTATTTTGTAAGAGGACATCATTTACAACCTTTTCTTAGTGGGTTTGAATTTCACAACATTCTAAACGAAAAAATTGTTGCCATTGAAGAAGTAAAATCAATTCCGAGTTTTAAAAAGAAACTTAAATGAAAAAACTGATTAAAGAATTCATCAACCACGAAAAAACCAAAGGCCAAAAGGCCAAGTCCACCATTGAAAACTACCAGCGCTATCTGACCAAGTTTTCTGATTATGCCGGGGACATTGAGCCAACGGAAGTTAATCTTGATTTGATTGACGGCTTCCAAAAGAGTCTGATTAAAAACAAGGCCGGCATTTCCACCCAGCATTATTATTTGATTGCCATTCGGGTTTTCCTAAAATGGCTTCGAGTGAGAAAAAATCTTGACTGTCTTGACCCTGAAAAGATAGAACTTCCCAAAATCCACCGGAAAATCAAAAACGCTCTAACTGATAAAGAGGCAGACAGTTTGTTAAAATCGGCAATTCCCCAGAACCGAGAGGGAGTCCGGGATCGTTTAATTTTAGAGTTGTTAATTTTTTCAGGTCCACGTGTATCAGAACTGACCAATTTAAAAATCAGCGACCTGAATCTTGAAAACAAAACCGCCCTTGTTACCGGCAAAGGTGATAAAACCAGACAGATCTATTTGACCGAACCAACAATCCACTTCATTAAAAAGCACCTGGAAGTCCGAAACTGCGAATCTGATTATCTTTTCAATACCCGGGGTGGTGAAGAAAAACTGACTGCTCGGTCAATCCAAAGACTGATTAAAAGATCTGCCGAAAAAGCCCTCATTAAAAGAAAAGTAACTCCCCACGACTGCCGACACTTCTTTGCCAGTCAGATGTTAAACAAAGGCCTTAACATTCGGCAAGTTCAAACTATGCTGGGCCATTCGAGCATCCAAACCACCGAAATCTACACCCACGTTACAGATCCAGAATTAAAGAAGGCTTTCAAAATGGCTCACAGTTCTTTTAATAACAAGCCGGACGGAACACCATACAAAAATGAGTTTGTCGTAATGAGTAAAGAAAACTTTTACAAACTGACCGGGATGATCAGCCAAAACCGACAGTTGCTTCTAGAAATAAACAGAAAACTCAACGAAAGCAAATAATTAGCCTCATCTAGCCTCAAACCAATTTTTCAGAAACAAAGTTGAGACGACCAGTTAGTCATCTTTCTATTTTCCGGGCTTCCTGGGCGACTTGGTGGCCTTCATTAGCCATAAAAGCACTCCCATTGGACCAACTCCACTCCCCTACTTGACAAAACATTTTACATCATTTACTTTTAACTTATGTATGCTAAGTTTTTCGGTCTAGCCGAATTACCTTTTCGCATTACCCCGGATCCTCGCTTTCTTTGGTGGTCTCCCCAACATCAGGAAGCGAGGCAGAAAATTCTTTATCACATTACTCAATCCATTGGGCCGATTTACCTTCTGGCTGATATTGGCACCGGCAAAACCAGTTTGGCCAGACGGATTTTCTCCGATTTAGAAACTGACAAAAAGAATCGAATTGTAAATGTCTTTGCTCCCAAATTAAGAACAACCAATGCTTTTCTGCGTTTTATTATGGAAGAATTTAATGTCCCCACCGAGAGGTCTTATGCTGGCTCACTAAAAAGATTTGAGCAGTTTTTACTCGATCAGTTCAAAGAAGGGAACCGAGTCGTTTTACTGATTGATGAGGCTCAAAACATGAATCGAGACATGTTGCTTCTCATCCAGCACCTTTTCAACTTTTCGACTTCAACCGAGTTTTTAATCCAGATGGCACTTTTTACCCAACCAGAACTTAAAGAAAAACTTAACCGCTTGAAAAGTCTTAAAAGCCGATTGAGTGTCGCCAAACTTTCGCCATTGAATCTTGACCAAACTAAAGAAATGCTGGTCTTCAGGTGGATGGTTGCCGGTGGGAAGGATCTCCCCTTTCAAAACAAAGCTATTAAAGAAATTTACAATTACTCAAAAGGAAATCCCAGAGAAATCGTTAAACTGGCTAATGAATCTTTAATCCGGGCGGTCGTTAACCAAGTCAAAACCATCAATGAAAAAATGGTTGTTACCGCCGAGAGTGAGCTAATAACCGAATAATGGGAACTTATTCTGATTTAAACAAACTAAGTAAGAAAACTAGAGTCGGTCTGGCTCTTAAAAAGCACTCCCCCAAGACCACTCCCCTACCCCGAAAAAGGGTCTCTTTTGAGGCTAAAGAGAGAGACACCTTAAAAGAGGGGAGAGTGGGGGAGAGACCAGTCGCCCAATCAGTCGACCAGTCTCCTAAAAGGTTCATATTAGAGAAAACCGCTTTTTACCTGCCGGAAGATCTATCAGACAAAATTGATGAAGCAGTTGCCTACTTTAGAAGAAAGCATAAAATTAAAAAGGTTGATCGGTCGACTTTTCTGTCAGCACTTTTAGATAATCCGGAGATTTGGACTAAGCCTTCACTTGACAAGCTGATTGATCGGATTATTAAATTCTTAACTAGCCGGGCGACCGGGAGACCAGTCGACTGATTAAGAGACTCTAATGGAACAAATCGGAAGAACAATTAAAAGGCAAGGGGGGATGGAAAAATTTAAGGGATTTAGCAGACCCAATACCACCCAGACTCCGGATGAAGTTTTTGATCGCTTCTTGATTGGGTTATCTCATGCCGAGTTAAAAGTTTTACTTTACATCATCAGACGGACTTTTGGTTTCAAAAAAGACAAAGACAGAATTTCGTTGAAACAGATTAGTGAGGGGATTGTTAAAAAAGATGGTGAAAGGCTTGATAGTGGAGCGGGGATTGACCGCAGAACCGCCATGAGGGCCGTTAAAAGCCTAGAGAAAAAAGGCCTGATTGTAGTTGAAAGAGAAAGGACTAAAGATGGTTATAACTTCGTTAATGTTTATTCTTTACGATTCAGGAAAAGGTAGGGGCATAGACGCCTCTAGGGTAGGGGCGCCCATGTTACTACTCTAGGGGCATGGATGATACCCACAATATACAGTTAAACAATATACAGTTAAACAATAATATGATTTTAAAATTTTTAAAGAAATTAGAAAAGGAAACTTTAAACAAATTAGAGGAAAAGAAAAAGTTGTTTAATCAGGGAAATTGTTGTGTTGGGTGTGGAGAAAAAAACAATCAGGCTTTAATCCTTCACCATCTAAGTTGGGATAGAAACAAAGGATTCCCAAAGTCCGACAAAAAAAGTGAAACGATCAGGCTTTGTTACAACTGCCATCACCTAATTCATGGTAGTGGTCTTTTGGGAATTGGTTTTGACGATGAAACAATTAAAGACATGATAAGGATTGAAAGGAAATTTAATCCCAACTCCACTAAACAAATTAAAAATTTCTTAACAAAAGTCTTTATAGCAAGGCATCAACCCGAAGACCTTCTTGAGGGCACTCTTTTTAACCTAATCTTCTTAAGGGGAGAGATTTAAAAATCATCTAGAACAAGAAAGCACCCCGAAAGGTGCTCTCTTTTTGAAAAGAGGTGAGACTGGGAAAATAGAAAAGAACTGCCATGACAGACACTTCTTAGAAGAATCTTCTCCCAGCCAGTCTGTCCCCAGACCTCGGGAAAAAACTGGGGAGTCTCACCCCGAGATATCGTCCAGAGACAGGCTGATTGAGAGAAACCTCCTTATTTTGTCAAAACTGCCATTCCATCACCCGCCATTGTCCGTTTTTCTGTATTGATCAGATCCCTTTTGTTAAGATACTCTTCCTGTTCTGACGGAGAAAGTTTGGAAAAATCTTTTAAGTCAATTAGATCTTCTTTCAGTTCTCGGTAATCAAGAGATTCTGCTCGACTGAAACCCAAATAACCAATACCGGCTGCGGTATAAGCATCATGA